GAGTTGCCCTCCGTCCAAAGGAGGGGGAGGAGGGAGGATGCTAGGACGAAGAGGTTTACGATTCGCAGGTGATCAGGCGTCGGAACTTGATCTTCTTGGTGTCCGAGTAAACCCGGTTCCAAGAACCCGCAGCGCCGAGAGCGTTCCCGCCAGTACCATCAGCCGGACCGCCGTTCGGGCAGGTGCCCACGTAGCTGTGACCGTGCATATGGATGCTCATGACCCGGCGGGTGATGAGGGTTTCGACGCCAGCGCCGGTACCTTGGTCCGGGCGGTCATAGACGGCCGAGTTGCCTTTCGGAGCCGGCGCTTCGCCGTAGCGAAGAGCGCCGCGACCGAAGAGGTACGTGTCGTACACGCCCGAGGCGTTCGGCATACGGTCATCGACCAGAACCACACGACCAAGGAACGTCTTGATCGAACCCGCGCCGTTTTGATCCGGGACGCTGTCGATCAGGCCGTTCTTGAGCATACGGCTGTACACCGCCGAGTGGCAGATGATGGCAACCAGTTCATCCTGGCTGTCGCCCATCAGCTGAGCCGCATCGAACATCGCTTCGGCCGAGAAGTCGGTCACGCCAGCGGCGTAGGTTCCGCCGGCCGAGATGTCATGGGTGTAGTCGGCGGTGTCGTTCGCGGTGTTATCCGCGAGGATGCCCTTGATGGTGTCAAGGAGCAGCGACTGCTTCTGGTAAGCCCAGTAGCGGCCAACCTTCGAGGCCATCTCGCCCATCGGGTCATGACCCGAGAGGATTTCGGCCAGGCCAGTAGAAGACCAAGACGCCGTACGGAACAAGCGCGTACCGACTTCCTGGTCGTTGCCGACGTTCATCGGGGTAACGGCCGTGGTGTCATCGGTAGCGACTTGGGACGCCGTAGTGGCGAAGTCTTCCCAGCTCGGAAGGGTGTAGGTTTTGCCGCCTTGAGCTAGCAGTGCGTCAATGCGGGGGTCCGCAACCATGACGCCGGACTGAACCAGCTGAAGCTTGAAGGTGTCGGCCTTACTCGCATACTTGTCGAATGGGCCTGGGACGAAAACATCGGAAACTTGAACAAGAGCCATCTGAATAACCTCGATAGGTTGAGTGGTTGAAAACGGTTGAAGAGCTGTCCTTCCCCGCCAACCGCTAGTGATGGCCCAGTGTTTTTCTGGTAGCCCCTAGCTAGTAGGAGCTACCATCACTTTTGCACACTTATCACACCCGGGACAAGCTTATTTTTTGGAGGCGGCCTTTTCGAGAAGTTCCGCCAATTTGGGGTTCGTCTTGATGAGCCTCATCTGCTCGGTAACACTGAAGCCGTCCCCAGGGGCGAAGGGGTTTGGACCTGCGTGTCCGGCAACGCCGCTGCCTTTGGACCCGGCGCCTTGGCTTTCCGGCCACCAATGTTGGCGAGTGGCTTTCTTGTTCTCCATCCACTGTGCAGCAGAGAACCCAACGTCGGCGCCGTCCTTAACGGTCACGCCGCCCTTGTCGTCCACGGCAAACTCGTCCATGCCCCAGCGGAGCGCATCTTCAACGGCCTCGGGGCGCATCTTCGCCTCGATAGCGGCTTGGCGAATAGCGCCCTCGATCTTGGACCTGCTCAAGAACTGCTCGAGCGACGTGGCTTTCGCCTCGGCGGTCGCCGCACGGGTGCGAATCTCTTCGAGTTCGCGCACAAGCGGATTCTTGATCTGGTTCTCGAGGGTCTTCTTGATCTGCGCAAGCTTCTCTTCGTCGGGGCCAGAGCCGGCTTCGACGCGCGCTTTCAGGACTTCATACTCGTCAAGCGTGGTGCGAACCGACTTGGGATCGAGGTCCCCGTAGGCTTCCACCTTCTTCTTGAGGTCCTTCTTCTCTTCGGTGAGCTTGCGAACAACTTCTTGAACGCGCCGAACGTCTTCTTCGGTCTTCATCCCCTCGGCTTGAAGCTCCCACTGATCGTTTTTCTCAGTGTAGAAGTCTTTAAGCTGTTCCGGGATTTCCTCTTGGTTTTTGTAGATTGCTTTGAGCGACATTTAATTTCTCCTGTTCCTCTTGGAGAGCCTTTTGCTTTTCGGCCTCCTCTTTTTCTTCTTGTTCGAGGAGCTTCAGCTCCTCCTCCCATTGCAGCTCCGTATAATCACGGTCCTGCAAAATCTTGTGGAAGCTCTGCTTCGAGAGCGGAAGCTGCCCAGTTGCCTTCGCCTCGCACAGCGCTTTAAGGTCTTTCGAATCCTGCGGAGTGGCGATGAAGTCAAGGGCCGGCTCAACAACAACTTCGTTCTCGTCTAGCCCGAGAATTCTCGCGCCCATCTTCAATACCCGCTCGAGGGCGGCTGCGGCCGTAACTGCCATAAGCACCAGACTGGACGTACGCGCGGCGGTGCGGATCGAGAGTGCCTCGGCCGCTTCGCGGTGACGAGAGTCGGACAGTAGCTGCGAGCTTTTAGTGATCGCTTCGCGGCGATCGGCCTCGAGCGAGAGCCGCATCTCCGGGATGCCTTTGGACTCAGTCCCAATGTAGTAGGCTTCGCCTTCGGACTCGACTTCGATCATCGCTCCCGCGCCTACGCGCTGGGCGTCACCCGGCTTCGAGATTCCGCCGGCCAGGACGAGAGTGTCTTGGCCTTGCATGAAAAGCGCCTGCTTATAGTCTGCGTCCTGGCGATAAATTGAGATCGCCAGGTTCGCGAGGCCGAGCAGCGGCGGCATTGACGGATCAGGGTCCAGGTCCGACGGGTTCACGAATACGAACGGAATCTCTCCAAATTCCTTACCCTGTAGAGAAGGATCGACGCCTACCTTCATGGCCAGCTCTTTATTCTCTAGTTCGTACACTTCCGACCGGTACTTGCCGTTCTCGTTCTTGAGAACCAGGTACCGGGTTACATCTTCCCACTCGAATTTTCCTTCGGGGCGGGACATGCCCGACTCGTTGAGCACGACCAGGCTGATTCCGCCGTTGGCGTCTTCGTCCCAGTTGATGATCGATCGCCCGTCGTAAGTCGCAATGTAAGGTGTGCCGTCCGACTTGATGTCGAACAGCAGCCCCATGCGGCCGGGAACGAGCTGGGCTTCGTTGAGGCGACGAAGCAGCATCTTCAGCGGCTCTTTGTCGATAGTCGCGGCCTCGAGCAACATCTCCATACCCTTCGGCAGCTTGATCACCGGGTCTTCGCGGTGCATGACGCCGACCAGGGCTTCGACGGCTTCTCTCGGGTATTCCCGGTAGGTGGCGCGCTCGAGGTAGGCGTTGTAGCAGGCCAGGCCAGGCTCGCCGAGGGGGTAGCCGTCTTGGATATGGCCGGAGGTGGCCGGCAAATACTGGGTAGTAAGCTCTTTTATGCGCTCTTCGCCCTCATAACAGTCGTCCAGCTTCTGCCAGAGCGGAAGCATGGTGACGTAGAGCGGGTGCGGTGAATCAACTCCCATTGTATCCCAAGAGCTTACAGTTTATAGTGTATACAAGTGGGAGTAAAGTGTGCAAATGAGTGAGGACGAGGATAATAAGGACGACAAGGAGGAGAGGTACTCCGACGGCCGTCGCAAAGGTACCCGTGTGCTTGGGGGCAAGAAGAAGCACAAGTTCCGAGAGCCATTCGTGAAAAAGGCTCTGGAGGCCCATCCGTCCTACGACAGATTCACCCAACTACAGGAAAGGATGTACGCCAACCCCTATCTAGTCGTATCCAGGGGAGAACAGTTCGACTTCGAGACCGGCGGAAGCATTATCGACGTAACGGACAAGGGGCGAGAGTTGATAAACAGCATGGTGCTAGACGGAAAGCACCACAACTCTGTGGCCAAGGCCATGGGTATTCACCCATTGACACTGCGAAACCTCCGAAAGCGGATGCCGGAGATAGAGGCGATCTTCCAGTGGGCGTACGGCGAGGAGCACGACGCCATCTATCTGCCGCTGCGCGAGGCCGCCATCAACGGCGAGTCAAAGATGTTGACCAACAACGTCGCCATCATGAACAGCAAGTTCGGGTGGAAGCAGGGTGAGGAAAGAATAGCAGGGGAAAAGAAGGAGGCGGCAGCCTCTCAGTTCAACGTCCAAATCATCAACCTCCCAAACTCCATGTCCAGGGCGGACTACAACAAGATGATGGACGACCCCAAGAAGGCCGAAAAATTTCTAGACGTCAAAGTTGTAAAGCATGAGCCGGATAGCTCCGACTAAGTTCCAGGGGCGCGTCATGACGCTGCCCGAGGATGTAAACATCTTCCTTGGCGGTGGTCGTGGCGGAGGTAAGTCCTATCTCGCTGCCCTGATGATCCTGCGGCACCTCTACCTGTACAAAGAGAGTGCGAAGATTCTCGTTGTTCGTAACCAGCACAAGGCGAACAGCGACTTCGAAGACCTGGTCGAAAGTCTTATCCGGGCCGCCGTCGGCGAGAAGGGCTACGTCCGCAACCGCCAGGACCACACCATCCGAATCGAAAACGGCGGGGCCGTTGAGTTCGGCGAAATCACGGTCAAGTCGTACCCGAAGTATCAGGGCCGGCAATTCTCGATGCTAGTGGTCGATGAAGCCGGCGAGTTCACCTCGCTCGCGTACGTGGACAAGCTGCAATCCAACTTACGCCAGCCGGGCGTTCCGATCCGCACGATCATCATCTCGAACCCGGGTGGGCTACAGCACGTCACGCTGTCTAAGCGCTACGTCTCCGGCCGAGTCCCTTGGAAGGAGTTCGACCTCAAGGGAATGCCTTGGATCTACTGCCCGTCGGTCATGGACGAGAATCCGTACCTGGACCACGAGCCATACAAGAACCGCATCCGCATGGCCGCCGGCAACGACGAGGGCCTGTACAAAGCCTGGGTCACTGGCGACTGGAGTGCTGTCTCCGATGCCTTCTTCTCGGACGTGCTCTCGTCCGACCTGTGGTTCGACAACCACGAGTGGCGCGTACCGCAGGGCAACGTCTGGGATACTGGCTGGCACACCGGCGTAGCAATCGACTGGGGGCAGAGCGCTCCTTGCGTCACCTATTATTGGGCGCAGACGGCGGCGGCAGGCTTGATCGGGCCGAAGGGATACCCGATACCTCAAGGGTCGATCATTGTACTGGGCGAGCTGGCTCTGGCACACCCAGAGAATCCCGCCGAAGGCCTCAACTGGCCGCCTCAGCAGCTGGCCGAGACCGTTCTCGCCGACTGTGCTCGCTATGGCGTATTGCCCAAAGGTGTCTGCGACGACGCTCGCGGTATCGAGAGCGACACCGTCATCAAACAGATCAAGAAGTACGGCGTGACCTGCGTCAAGCCACACAAGGACCGCATCTCCGGCTGGGTCAAGTTGAAGTCCATGATGAAGGTGGCCGCCATGTACGAGACGGATACCCCGCTCGAGGGTCCGGGACTTTGGATGTCCGACAGCTGCCGATACGCGGCCGACACGCTATCTACCCTTCCCCGGAACAAATTACGTATAGAAGACCTGGACACCAACTCCACCGACCACGCCGCCGATACGCTGCGCTACATGGTCAGCTACGAGTCGCCTGTCGTCCGTGTGGCCCGAGGTGTGGCCCTCTACTGATATGTAAGTATACGAATTTACTTGAATCAGTGTGACGAGTGTATAGAATTGACGTGGTGAGGCATTCGATCAGTCGATGTCGGTTAACAACGTGAAAGGTTAACAGCGCATGAGCACATCAATCTTCCATGTCCGCCCGCTAGATAGCGGTAAAGGCTGGGCTGTATGACGCCCACGCAAAAGGTCGCGCTTTGGGAGCGAGTGAACGCATACGCTGAAGTGTGCGGTGGAGACACGTCGGAGGGAGCCGTTGGCGCCGACCGGCAGCGCGCCGTCGTTGCTCTCGAAAGCGAGATCGAGTGCTTCGAGCGTAAAGCCGGAGCGCCGTCGTGGTTGGGTGATGCCGCCGAAGCCCTCGGCGAAGTGCGACGCGAGGACGGCGCGCCGCTGGCGCTCAACTGGCACCAGGCGCTCGAGGCCATTCGGGACACGCGCGAGGAGCGCGACAAGCTGAAACGCGAACTCGGCGGACTGTGCGTGTCGGTGAGGGCTGCAAACGACAGCATGGAAAGGATGGAGCGAGACC